CTGCGCCATCCCACTTAACGTAATCGTCGCGCATGATGGTCCGCAGCTCCGTCGTGTCGCGCCGCCATGCGTCGCCGCCTTCTCGGGTCGAAGCGAGTTCGAAGAAACGACGGTTGAACAAAACCATGAACTGCTTGAGGTTGCCGATGATGAACGGCGCCAGAGCGTTGTCGGTATCGCTCGGCAGGTGCCGATTGCTCACGACGACGATCGGGCGGCCCTTGTACATCTTGCGCCCCGGTTGCGTAAAGTCGTCTTGCAGGATCGGGCGGCCCATGCCGTCAACTTGATTGTCAAGCCAATCCCAACCATCTTGGTTGGTCAGGATGATCGACGTATTGCTGATTGCCGGGTCGAGCGTGACGTTCAGAACCTTGTTGATCGCCTTGAGATCAGCCAGCGGTTGCGGCGTCAAAGCGCTATTGAGCAGCGAAATGATTTGAGTGTTGCGCGTATGCACAGCTTTCCGGGCGATCCAGTTTTGCACATACCCGAGCAGATTGGCATCGTTGTCCGCGAGCAGTTCGTTAGTCAGCGGCAGATATCCGGCGCGCTTTTTGAGTTTGTAAGTGACAGTCGTAAATTTCGGATTATCCGTTTCTTGGATTTGCCCGTACTCATCCACAACAGCAAACGGCGTCATGTCCGCGTCAGTCTCGAGTACACGGGAGCCGGAGAGCGTCGTCACGTTTTCCACCGTCACATACTGCGACAGATCGTTCCACTCGCGCGTCAGCTCGTTGATCCGCGTCTGGATGTCCTGCGGCACCACCATACCCACGTCGCCGTCCGGGATCGCCGGGTTGGTTTCGCCCTCGTTCATTACGGCTCGGCGCTCATACTCAGCGATGATCGAGCGCTGTTCAGACGTGATGGATCGCCGGCGGATGCCGCGGAGGAAGATTTGGCGGTATTCCGCTTCAAGCTCCTTCATGTCGCGCTCTTCGACGTTTCCGTTGTCCTTCAGTTCAGTGCCGCCCATAGCGCGGGCTTCAGTTTCTTCCAACTCCCGCTGCAGATCGACTTTTGCCTGCAGCGAACGAACTTCATCCATTTTTTCCTTTGCTTCCTGGACTTTGTCCTCGGCCAGCAGGGACCGAACTTCTTGTTTCGCTGCTTCCAGTTTTTGCAGCAGTGCTCTCAATTCTTTGGTCACTTTCAATTCACCTCGAAATTAGATTTTTGGTAAAACAAAAACTCAACCATAAAAGTCGAGTTCGAGCAACATCTTTTCTTTTTCGTACTGATCGGCAGCGCGTTTCTCGGTCGCTTTAAATTCTTCCAAACCGCGCGCACTGACTTCGTTCGCAGGGTAGGCCGGGAATGCGACTGGGCTGATCTCGAACAGTTCTGCTGCGAGAATCTGCCGTTTGTAGATCCGTTCATCCCCGCGTTTCTCGCTTGACCACTTGTCTTTTAACACCCGCATACCGAACGACACGCCATCCACGTCACCACGCTTGATCAGTTCCCAAGCATCGTTGCCGACGCTCGTGTTCGGGATGTCGAGTTCGAACCGCAATTCGGTTTCCATGTTAGTGAGCCTTAGCGTTCCGGACTTCGTATTCCCGAGCACTTGGGACGTGTCATGGCTCCACAACCCGACGACGTTGCGCGAGGCGAGGCTGTCTTTGAACGCCTCTTTGTCGATGATCTCGACGAACGTATCGCCCCACCAATCCCGCATCTCCGCGCTCTCTGTGTTGTACTTGATCGACCCGGTGATGGTTCGCTTGGAGTTTTCGCCATCAGCTTCCCGGATTTCCAGCGTCACCGGCAACGTCCGAATCTCCTTCTCCGGCATTTTCCTCTCCTTGTCCAGCTCCATCACCCCCTTTTCTGGAATAAGCGGCCCCAGCTTGCGTGATCGGGACATAGCTGCCGTTTACGAGCAATTGGTCCCCACCCTCAAGCGGTGGCAATTCCTCTTTCGCGCGGGCCTCGTTCGGCGTGAGAAAGCCGCCCTGCACGCCGGTCCGATACGCCTCATACCGCGTTTTGAGGTCGGACCGTAGAATCGCGTCGACGTTGAACCGAAAGAAAAAGCCGTTCTGGATTTCCTCATCCAAGAACAGCTTCCAGGTCAGCTCTTGCTCGTACATCGTCAAGATCGGTTGCAACGTATCCTGATAGAATTCCCGTTGCTGCTCTGCAACGTTGGTATGCGTCGCTCGGGTCAGATCGTTGATCTGGTGCATTTTGATCCCGAATGCCGCAGCAATCTGCCGGATTGTCAGCTGATTGTTCTCAAGGAACTGCGCGTCGTGCATATTCAGCGCGATCGGCACGAATTGATAACCGACAGGCAGAAGCGCGACCCGGTGGCTGTTGTTCAGCCCGGACGCCATGCTTTCGAACTTTTCGCGGAATATCCGCTTCGCTTCTTCGTTCAGATCGCCGACATACTGGATGATGCCTTTGACCTGAAGACCTTGCTTGTAAAAATTGTTAATGAACTTGTTGGCGCTTGCCCCGTTTTCGAGCGTAGCCCGCAGACAATCCAGCGGAGACAGGCCAACGATGCCGTCCAATGTTACGCCGCCCTTGAAGTGCAGCACATCATCCGGCATGAGCTTTCGTTGCTCGTACCCGAGATTTACTTCGTACCAGAGCTTCGATCGATTAGTGACGATGCCGCTCGCCGCTGTGTCGTTGTCGACGACGACTTTGACCCGGCTTGCATCCATTGGCCACAGCCCGACGATCCTGCCGCTTCGGTCTACCTCGATCGAAGCGTAGGCATTGCCGAACATGCAGCATTGCGCCTCGATACACTTCCAAAAGTCGTATGCAGTCATGTACGGGTTCGGTCGCAAACGCAACAACTGATATGTCGGATGCCGCGTTTGCTTCTGCACGCCGCTTTCGTCTTCCTGATACACCTTGAGTGGCAATTTGGCCACCGATTCGGAGCGAATCCGGACGCAGGCATATACGGTATCGATCTTGAGAGCATTCTTGCCTTTGACGTTCACGTCCCCGACGTCGATACCGAGCACTTCGAGCAATCGTTTGTCATCGACGTTCAATTCAAGCGTTTCTCGCTTTTCGATCAGATTTTGCGACTTCATTGCTTGTCTAAATAGCATTCAGGTTGATCACTCCTTTCTCGGAGGATGGCGGGCGATTGTGAAACCAATCAGCATCAAGGTCGCGCCCAAGCAATACAGACCGGCCAAATAATGCAGTTGAAAAGTCGCATAATTAATGACCACCAGGCCGGCAATAATCAAAAAATCCTCCGCAAAGTCGCGCAGGACATAGATTAGGTTTTTCACCGTTTCACCCCCACAATTTGTTCAAGAACGCTTCATCCGCAAACTCGGATACATCCAAGCTGATTTCCTCAAACAGCATCGCCGTTGCCATCGCGTCAATTAACGCAACGGTAAGGTCGATGCGGTCTTTCGATTTGTTTTTCATAGGCTTGATGTTTTCATTGCCGTCGACCGTGACCACGACGTTCCCCCAGCACCAGCGAGCAACCGGGTTTGCCTCATGAGTCATCAGACCGCGTTTCAATAGCTGCTCGATCAACTTCATGGCCGGCGACATGCTCGCCATGTTCTGCGGGATCTCCACCACGTCGATGCCCTGTCGCATCAACCGCTGCGTAAGCATTCGGCTGTTCCACTGGTCGGCGCCAATGGTGTGAATGTCATACTGCTTGCTCGCGGCAACTAAGCGCGCCTCCACAAAATCGTAGTCGACGACATTACCGGGCGTGGCAATCAGATTCTTGCTGTTGACCCAACGATCATATGGCACTTTATCAACCCGTACCCGTTCACGCATGTTGTCCTCGGGTATCCACGCCTCATGAATAAACCGCCAATCCGGAATCCCTTCCTGCGGCGGGAACAGATAAACGGCAGCCGTGATATCCGTCGTGCTGGAGAGGTCGAGGCCGACATAGCACTTCTTCCCGACGAGTTCGGAAAGGTCCCACTTGCCAACCGTCTGATCCCATAATGAGAGCGGCAGCCATCCGGTGCGCTTGAGCGATACCCACTGGTTCAGACGTAGCCAACGAAAAAGGCGCTCCGCAGACTCGCTATTGCGAGCAGCTAGCGCCTCTTGTCTTACGCTCTCTATGCTGATCGTGTGCCCCAGTGATGGGTTCGCCTGATACCAGGTCGCTTCGTCAAAGATATCCGCGTCCTCGGGCGCACTGTAGATTTTCACATACCAGTACGGGTCATTCAGTTCTCCCGCCGCGATCTTGGTCGCCTGTTCGTGGATTTCCCACCCGATTGACTTTCGGTCTGGGTCATCGCCGGCCGTAGTAATGACCCACCAGATCGGCTCTTTACGGGCTGCACCGGCCCCGAACGTCATGACCTCCCACAGATCGCGGTTCGGCTGTGCGTGCAGCTCGTCGAAGATTACCACGGTCGGGTTAATCCCGTGTTTGGTATACGCCTCAGCGGAAAGGACTTTTAGGAACGTACCTGTTTTTACGTTTTTGATCTCCTTCCGGCTGTCCAGCACCTTGAGCACGCCGTCGAATTCCGGCTCCTGCTCGATCATGCCAAGTGCGGCTTTATAGACAAGTTCCGCCTGCCCACGGTCCGCCGCACAGCAGTAAATCTGCCCGCCGGGGCCATCGCAAACCAAATGGTATAGTGCAATGGCCGCGATCAAAGACGTCTTCCCGTTCTTTTTCGGAATCTCCAGATATGCGTAACGGTATTGCCTGTAACCATCGTCCTTGACGGTGCCGTAGACATCCCAAAGGACTTGATATTGCCAGTCAAGCAGTTTAAAAGGTTGACCGTAGAAGTCATCGACGGCCTTGAGCATTTGGATAAATTCGATTGGCTCCAATGCTCGCTGCTTATCATGCGGCATCTCAACCACCCGCCCGGCGCTTCAAGAACTGCGCCATTGGCGACTCTTTTTCTTCCTCAGGCGGCTTCTTCGGAATCGCCTTAATGCGGGATACAGGGTTCAGGAACAACCGATCCTCCAGCTTCAGGATCATTTCCCGCGTCTTGTGAAGCGCCAGGAAGTCGTCGGACTCCATCAGCTTTTGCTCTTGGCTGATTAGCAGGCAATACCGGTTGATCATCTGTTCATCTAACCCATCCACAAACTCGATGTTTTTGTACAACTTTTTAAGCCGCAAGAATTCCTTATGCGCAACAGGATCGGCCTTCACGGCGGGAGACTCTTTGAACGTTGTCCCGGTGTAAAGGGCCTTCTCCATTTTCTCGCGATGTTCCAGTTCCTTCTTTGTACGGTGACTCTTTCCCTCGATTTTTAGCAATTGGACCGGTTTGGATGGTCTGCCCGCCATGAGCTCACCTCCTAAGTGGCGTGTATGTTTGTTTATCCGATTACCACATCATTTTTTGAAAACCCCGCATCTCTGACAATTACTCCGCCCCAAAGCCGGCCACATCAAAACCCATTTATGTCCGGCCAAGGCACATATGATTCTTGTTAAAAACTTCCTCAAGTTACGTATCCTCCAGTTTAAAACTTTTCATTTCGGGAAAAAAATTTGCTCGTGGG